CCATCGCTGTCCGCCCATTGGCCATCGGCGAACGCCTCGCCGTAATGCTTGGCCACTATCGGGCAAACGATAGCCTTGATAGTTTCGCGGTCTGCGCCCTTGGCCAAGCCTTGCAGCTTGACAAGCTCTGCCTCGAACGCATCCCCGTGCTTGAGCGCAGCGATGACGGCCTTAGTGATTGCAGTAGTGTTGAACTTAGTCATTTGATTTCTCCTTGGTGGGACAAGTTGTCCCGGTTGATGTCCCGCAGTGAGAGGCTTCCCACCGCATCGACAACCAAATTTTACTTGATGGGGTGTTTTTGACCCCAATATGTGGTATAAGGCAACCCCACCATACCCCCACCCCCCTTATACGAGTGGGCTGTGCTGTGCCGCCATAAACACTGTTTTGCATCCGCAAATCAAAATCCAAAATAACCAAAGCACCCCCATCCATAAAATCCAGCCCCACCGCCAATTTTTTAAAAAATCCAAAAAACCCACTTGTCAAACTTTAGACAACCCCAAACGAAAAAAAACCCTTGGCGCAAACCAAGGGTTTAAAGAGTGCCGTCAGGCCACTCCAAGGAGAAGCAAATGCACAACGAATTGCACAGTCACCGGAAGTAAGTATATACTCGCGCTAACGAGGCTGCAAGGGCTTACGCATGTTTGACCATCTTATTGAGTTTGAACCGGATGTTTTTAACAACATGCCGGAAACAATACTGGACACCGACGAGGTGACTCCAGCGCAGGCGCTTGACGCCAAAATCAATACCAAGGACTGGTTAAAAGAACTAGGCGCGGTAGATACTGAAGCCTTAACCACCCAGTTAGACAAAGACGCGGCACGTTCCACGTTCGCCAACCTGCTCACCAACGCCCCTGAGCAACTCACCCATACCGCCATAGCCCAGATCAAAACCCCAGAGGCCGTCCAACACATTGTGGGCATGCTTACCGCCTACGACTGGGAGTTTATTCACCAAGCGCAGCAGCTACGGGGCTACGCGGTAGCCAAACTGGTAGAGGAAACGACCAACCCCAGCGCCAGCATCCGGCTAAAAGCACTTGGGCTGCTAGGTAAAGTGACCGAGGTGGGCCTGTTCACGGACAAAATTGAGTTGAAGAAAGAAAATCTGACCGATACTGAGCTTGACCAGCGTATTAAAGACAAGCTGTCCAAGTTCATGGGCGTGGTAGACATCCAAGAAGTGCAGGATGTAGTAGAAATCCCAACCAATGACGACTGAAAAGATAACTACCCTGAGTAAAGCGGAGCTTGCAGCGCTCCAGTTGGCCTTGCCAACGATGACAATTGCAGAAAAGCTGGAGTTGTTTGCGGATTTGGAGGTCAGGGAGCGCCGAGCTACCCTGCAAGCGGCCCAAAATAACATGCTGGGTTTTGCCAACGCGGTCTATCCGGGGTTCAAAGTGGGGCCGCACCACAGAAAACTGGCAAAAATCTTTACGGACGTGATTGAAGGCAAGAAAAAGCGGGTAATTATCAACATTGCCCCGCGTATGGGCAAGTCCGAGTTCTCGTCCTACCTGTTCCCCGCATATTTCCTTGGTAAGTACCCTGAGAAGAAGATCATTATGGCGACCCACACCGCCGGGTTGTCCGAAGACTTTGGTAGGCGGGTGCGAAATTTGATCGACAGCGAGGACTACGGTGAGGTTTTTTCAAACACTTTGGTTGCAGACGACCAAAAAGCCGCAGGTAAATGGAGTACCTCCGCAGGAGGCCAGTACTACGCCGCAGGCGTAGGGGGTGCTCTTGCCGGTCGTGGTGCGGACTTGTTCGTCGTAGACGATCCTCACTCGGAGCAGGACGTAAAAGCCAACAGCCGTCTAGCATTTGACACGGCGTGGTCGTGGTTCCAGACAGGCCCCTTGCAGCGCCTGATGCCCGGAGGGGCAATTATTATTGTGATGACGCGCTGGGGTAAGTTGGACTTGACCGGGCGGTTGATCGACTACCAGACCAAGAATCCCGACGCGGAGCCGTGGGAGATCGTGGAACTGCCTGCTATATTGAACGAGGGAACTGAGGACGAGAAGTCCCTTTGGCCAGAGCAGTGGCCCTTGGCGCAGCTAAAGACAACCAAGGCATCCATTGACCCCCAGTACTGGAACGCCCAGTACATGCAGCAGCCTACCAGCAATGCTGCGGCAATCATCTCCCGAAAGCTCTGGCGCATCTGGCCATTGGACGACCCGCCAAGGTGTGAATACATAATCCAGTCATGGGATACGGCCCATGAAGTAAAGAATAACTCCGACTACTCGGCCTGCACAACGTGGGGCGTGTTCTACAACGAGGAAGAAAAGGACGAGGCCCAGATAATTTTGCTTGACGCGTTCAAAGAGCGCATGACATTCCCCGACCTCAAGTCCGCAGCACTTAAACATTGGAAAGAGTGGGAGCCTGATGCGTTCATTGTGGAGAAGAAGTCAGCCGGAGCGCCGCTGATCCAAGAACTTCGGGCGATGGGCATCCCCGTACAGGAAACAAACCCCAGCCGGGGCAACGACAAGATCGTGCGGGTCAACGCTATTGCTGATTTGTTTGCTTCGGGTAAAGTCTGGGCTCCAGATACTCGCTGGGCGCGGGAAGTAATTGAGGAAGTGGCCTCGTTTCCCAACGGAGATAATGACGATTTTGTAGATACCACCAGCCAAGCCCTGCTGCGTTACCGGCAGGGTGGATTCATCTCGTTGGACACGGACGAGAAAGATGAGCCGATTTATTTCAAGCGCCGTGCGGCGTATTACTGAGTTTTTAAGGATTTGATATGGCAACCAATGTAGACAAAGCCCTGTACCAACAACCAATGGGGATTGACGCGCTTGCGCAAGATGAATCTCCCTTGGAAATTGAGATTATTGACCCGGAAGAAGTAAATATTCGTGCAGACGGCATGGAAATAAGCATCCAGCCGGGGGACGACGAAGGTGAAGAAGGCTTTGACGACAACTTGGCCGAGTACATAACCTCCGGTGCGTTGCAATCCTTGGCAGGCGACTTGGCTGGGGACATTGACAACGACAAATCCTCGCGCAAGGAGTGGGAGAAGTCTTACGTCGAGGGCTTAAAACTGCTGGGCCTACAAATGGAGGATCGCACGGAGCCGTGGCAAGGGGCGTGCGGTGTGTTCCACCCCATGATTACCGAGGCGGTGGTTCGCTTTCAAGCTGAAACGATTACTGAAACGTTTCCTGCCCGTGGGCCGGTAAAAACCAAGATCATTGGACTGGACGATCCGCAGGTGCGCGAGGCCGCAGCGCGGGTTGAGGAGGATATGAACTTTGAGTTGACCGAGAACATGGTGGAGTTCCGGGCAGAGCACGAGCGCATGCTGTGGAGCCTGCCAGCTACCGGCTCAGCGTTCAAAAAGGTGTACTACGACCCAAGTTTGGGCCGCCAAGTGTCAATGTTTGTGCCTGCCGAAGACATTTTGCTGCCCTACGGGGCCACTGATTTGGATACTTGCTTCCGTGTGACCCACGTCATGCGCAAGACCAAGAACGAGATACTAAAGCTCCAGCAAGCGGGCTTTTACTTGGACATCGAGCTACCTGATGCGCCCAAGGATCGCACTGACATCCAGAAAGCCAAGGACAAAGAGACCGGGTTCAACGACTTGGGCGATGAGCGCTATACCTTACATGAGTGCCATGTGGACTTGGACTTGGCAGGGTTTGAGGACGAGGATGATGACGGTGAGCTTACCGAAATCATGCTGCCCTACGTAGTAACCCTAATAAAAGGCACAAACGACATCCTATCAATCCGCCGTAACTGGAAGGAAGACGATGTTTTGCGCTTAAAACGCCAGCATTTTGTTCACTACCAGTACATTCCCGGCTTTGGCGCGTACGGCTTTGGCCTTTTCCACCTGATTGGCGGGTTTGCCAAGTCGGCTACCAGCATCATGCGTCAGTTGGTTGATGCCGGTACGCTAGCTAACTTGCCCGGTGGTCTGAAGTCCCGTGGTCTGCGGATCAAAGGTGATGACACACCGATCGCTCCGGGCGAGTGGCGTGATGTGGACATTGGCTCAGGCAATATCCGCGACAACATTCTCCCCCTCCCATATAAGGAGCCATCCAACGTCTTGTACAGCTTGCTGGGCAACATTGTGGAAGAAGGTCGTCGTTTCGCATCAACGGCGGATATGAAGGTGTCCGATATGTCGGCCAATGCCCCTGTGGGGACAACGCTGGCCCTGCTGGAGCGCCAGCTTAAAGTGATGACGGCAGTCCAAGCGCGGGTGCATTACGCACTCAAGCAAGAGCTAAAGCTGCTGAAAAACCTGATCCGTGACTACACAGACGCTGATTACACATACCAGCCCGAGTACGGGAGCAGGAAAGCCAAGCGCGGTGACTACGACTTAGTTGACCTGATTCCTGTCTCTGACCCCAACGCGGCGACCATGAGCCAGCGGGTTATCCAGTACCAAGCGGTCATCCAGATGGCCCAAATGGCCCCGGATATTTATGACTTGCCCCAGCTACACAGGGGCATGTTGGAGGTCTTGGGGATCAAGAACGCGGACAAGCTCGTGCCTATTGAGGACGACATGAAACCAACTGACCCCGTGTCGGAGAACCAAGCGGCCCTCAATGGCAAGCCGATGAAGGCGTTCATGTACCAGAACCATGACGCGCACATCCAAGTCCACATGATGCTGCTCCAAGACCCCATCATCCAGCAGCTTATTGGCCAAAGCCCACAGGCTCCCAAGATCATGGGGGCAATCACAGCGCACATCGCTGAGCACGCCGGGTTCAAGATGCGCCAGCAAATTGAGCAGCAGTTGGGCATGCCCATGCCTCCCGAAGACGAGAAGCTCCCACCCCAAATCGAGGTGGCCCTCTCAGGTATGTTGGCCCAAGCATCGCAGCAGGTCATGCAGCAAAACCAAGCGCAGGCTGCACAAGCGCAAGCCCAGCAGCAGATGCAAGACCCGGTAGTCCAGATGCAGTTGCAAGAGTTGCAGATCAAAAAGCAGGAAGCCGACACCAAGAAACAAAAGGTCTTGGTCGATGCAGCCGTTGCCGCCGACGCACAAAAACTGCGGGAGCAAGAGGTCTCCGGCAAGCTGCAACTGGAGGGACTTAAGTTGTCGACAAAACTTAAAGCTGACCAGCAGCGCCAGACCTTTGAGCAAGAGCACGCCGGATTAAAACTCGGAGCGCAAATGGACAAAGACAAACGGGCGCAAGCCCTGACTGCTTTGCAATCAGTTAATCAACTTAACAAGCCAACATCATGATCCAAGACTTCGCACGCGTATTGCGCGAAAAAATACGCACTGACATGAATAACTACGCCGATGATTTGGCCGGTGGAGCATGTCGCTCTTTTGATGAGTATCAAAAACTCTGTGGGGTTATTTCGGGTCTAGCCCTTGCAGAGCGTTATATCCTTGACCTGCTTGAGAAAGTTGAAAGAGCAAATGAGTAGTATTGATCTCTCCCCCGGTGCTTTTGCACTGCCTGATCCCATCCAGCCAATGGATGCGCCTGAACCCGAGGCAACCGCTGAGGAAAGAGCCACGCAGTTACCTACCCCACAAGGGTGGAGAATTTTGTGTGCAGTACCTGAAGTCGATCAAAAGATTGCAGGGACATCACTTGATTTAGTGCGGGATACTGCCAGTTTGCGCCAAGAAGAACATGCAACCACCGTGTTGTTTGTTATGAAAGTTGGTGCGGATGCGTACAAAGACACGGCTAAATTCCCAACAGGGCCGTGGTGCAAAGAAGGCGATTTTGTATTGGTGCGTACATACACCGGCACAAGATTCAAAATCTTTGGCAAGGAATTCCGTCTCATCAACGACGACCAAGTTGATGCTGTTGTGCAAGACCCACGTGGATTAACCCGCGCTTAAAGGAATTAATATGGCTGATGAATTTAAATTCCCAGACGAAATTGAAGATAAGAAAGTAGATATTGAAATCGAAGGCGATGGAGATATTGAAATTGAAATTGAAGACGATACCCCTGAACGTGACCGGGGCCGCAGACCGCTGGAAAAAGAAGTGGCTGACCCTACTGACGAAGAAATTGAATCTTACTCAGACAAGGTAAAGAACCGCATCAAGGAACTTACCCACGCCCGTCACGACGAGCGCCGGGTTAAAGAAGCCGTTTTGCGGGAAAAGGTGGAGCTTGAAAACCTTACCCAGCATTTGGTGGAAGAGAACAAGCGTCTCAAGCAAAATGTGTATACAGGGCAGGAAGCGGTTATTGAGGGGGTCAAGCAAAAGGCTGACACAGAACTCCAAATGGCACGCAGCAAGCTCAAGGAAGCGCAGGAATCCTTTGACACAGACGCCATCATTGAGGCCCAAGAAGCCGTGATGGATGCCAAAATTCGGCTTGAGCAGACAAAGAATTTTCGCCCAACCCCTTTACAGCAGGAAGATTTTCCTGTACAAACGCAACAAGTTCAGTCAAAACCGGTTCCCCCGGACGAGAAAACCCTGCGCTGGCAGGCAAAAAACCAGTGGTTTGGGGCGGATGGTTTTGAAGAATACACCAGCTATGCGCTAGGGCTGCACAAAAAACTAGTACAAAACGGGGTTGATCCCCGCTCTGAGCAATACTTCGAGCAAATTGATGCTCGCTTACAGTCTTCGTTTCCTAGTTTATTCAAGGGAGCAAAAGACAAGCCTACGTCCGGTGAGGGTTCCAGACGACCTACTACCGTGGTTGCTTCCGCATCTCGTTCAACGAGTGGAGGTAAAGTTCGGCTAACAACTACGCAAGTTGCGTTAGCAAAGAAATTCGGTTTAACCCCACAGCAATACGCTGTTCAAGTAGCAAAATTGGAGACTCAAAATGGCTGAAGTTCAAAACCGTACAAATCGTGATCTGACGACACGCGAAAAAACTGTTCGTTATGTTTATAAACCGTCGAGTTCTTTGCCCGACCCTACTCCTGAACCCGGATACACAT